AACCATCTACTGCTTTTTGAGTTAAAGTGAAATATGTTGTTTTAAGTCTTAATCCAGCTAGTTGATATTTCTGGCCGCCTCTTTCCATTTCAGTATCAATACTTCCTGTGCTATTTGGTATTCCTAAAAGTTCCCAATTTGCTGTTATCATTGGGGCATCATTGGAATTAGGTCCAAATTTAACATCTGTGCATCGAATTACACATCTATCTTTGAAGGCCGGCGGGACCGCAAGCTTCGGTTTGTTACTTTTAGTTAACATATGTTTATTTAGTTTGTGGTTTTTGTTTTGTTATTTCTAATCGTTATGATTAGAAAATTATTTATATCTCTATTTTTATAAGAGATTTTAAATTTGTTTTGCTTTATACTGATTAAAAATATCAAAATGGGGGATTATTTTAAATGTTCCTTCTGGAAATGTAAGTCTTGTTTTAGCATCGAATTGATTATCAGACATAACTTGCCAGAAATATTCTGCCCCAATAACCTTACCTTCTTTATTTTTCTTTTCTTCAACAATACATCTAAAACACTCCGTAAAATATCTTTTCATTTGGGAGTAGAACTTACCCTGCATAAGTGGTTGTGATTTTTCAAGAAGTTGCCCAGTTTTAATGTCTCTAACTTTAGATTCATGACAGCAGCAGACAACATGGGATTTTAAACTACAAAGATAAACCATAACTTTTTCACTAAAATCTAACTTTTTGGCCCAGAACGAGAACTCATCGATCTGACCTGATTTAGTTATAGCTGGTTCTAAGTCTTGCTGAAGATCGAATGCAGACTGTAATGAAGTCCATGAATCTATAATTAGAGTTTGCTCATTTGTCATTTTAAGAGCGTCTTCTCTTAAAAATTTTAGAACTGCATCACGGCGATTAGGTTGCGCTCCAGGTTTTAATGGCTTAAATTTAGAATCAAACTCACATACCCAATCATAATTATACATAGGAATAACTATAATATTACTACCTGAGAATTTAGTTAAACCATTATCTAAGTCTAAAACTATAGGATTTGGAAATGTTAAAGCAGAGGTAGTTTTTCCAGTGCAAGGTTCACCTTGAAGTAAAAGTCTTATTTGTGGCATCAAGGTATCTTTTAAATTTTTTGCTGATGGAGGTGTATATATATTCATATAATCTTTGTTTGTTCTATTATTTCCATTATTTCTTTAAAATTTCCAATAGCATAATATCCCTCTCCTTGTCTAGTTCTTATCCCAGTAATATTTTTTACAACACAATCATACCTATCTACTATCGAATGAATTACAGTAATTTCTTCTACATTAACTGCAAAATCACCAAGAGAAATTACTTTAGGCTCACTTTCATTTTCAATCTTAGCCTGTTTAAATATTAATAAAGTCATTTAATTTTCCTCCATTGTAATCTTCTATAATGAATTGTTGCTGGTTCACCTGTATCTAATCTAATACAATATATAAATGTATTTCCTAGTATTCCATGTTTAGGAAAAATTTTAACTTCTTTTCCATAAACATCAATAAAAAAGAATTCTAGCTTTTCTGGCTCTGTATTCAGTTCTTTATCAAGTGTTGGAGTTGGATTTTCTCCTTTATAGAAGGCTTTCATTAATGAAATTCTAGTGGATTGTATTGTTTCTTAACAAAATTATAGTCTAATATAACATCTCTTGTAACTTGATCTACTGCTGCACAAGATTGAAAGAAATCACAAAATCCATATTTAGTTTGACAGGCTCCATTTAAAATACCTTCGCGGATTGGAAGTATACCTTTAGCTTTCCATGCCCTAATAGCATTTATTAAAAAATTAACTTTAATTTCTACTAATCTATCAAATTCTTTCATTCCTAAATCATCTTGAAAAAGCATTACATTAGATCTTTTATATTCTACATCACTATTTGCACCTTTATAGAATATTCCATCTATAAAACAACCTATTTCATTAGAACAGAGTTGTGCAACAAAAGATTCTGGATAAGCTTCTGAATATTTTAATAAAGACCACTTATAAAAACGAAGTTGGGAATTTAGTTCAAAAGAAGTAAAATATTCTTGTATATTCCAGACTGCTGTAGTTTTAGCATCACAAATGCAAGGAATACCACTAGGATCTTTTCCTATTTCATCTATTGTAAAGGCCATTAATATTTCTATATCATTATCTATATAATATGGGAAAGCGCCTTTTATTTCTAATAGAGGCTCTTCTATTTCTACTTCATGTTCTGGATTATTAGAACAAAGTAAATAAGTTTTAGTAGCTTCGTTAAGATTTTCTAATTGATCTTTTGTTAAATCTTTTGCTTTCCTTTTAATTTTTATTCTAACAGGTTTAAAAGAATCTTTTAGATACTTTTCTGAATATTCTATACAAATTTTCATAAGAAATATAGGAGTAAGATATTTCTTATTATATTTTTCTGTCATTGGAGTATTTATGAAATACTCTTTTGCTACATTTATTCCTTCTGCAATACCAGACTCTCCTTTTTCTCTAAATATTTTTCTAAAAAGATGAAATGCTGTTCCAAATTCTATATCATTTGTATTTAATTTATTTTTATATCCCTCTACAACAATTCTAAATAATCTTAGCATACAAGCAGACTGGCTAAGTGCTGAAGCATCTAACATAACTAACAATTTTTCAAGCATAAGCTTTTTCTATAGAAGTTATTTGATTTTTATTTATAACTATATAATGTCCATCTGACTGAAATAGAAATATTGCATCTTTTATTGGATGAAACATTAAATAATCTGGATGTGTTAAAATAAATTTTCTTCCATCTGAAAGATAAATTAATATAGGACATTTTGTATCTGTTAAAAAATCTTTTATTGTTTCAGTTGACATAAAATATTTTAGGGTAAGTCCATTCCAAAACTTTTAGCTATTGCTCTTGCGCGTTGAAGTTTTAAATTTAATTCTATATTTGCTTGCTTAGAACCCTTAGAAGTAACTTCAGTCTTAGATTGCATTTCAGGACGTGTTATTGGAAAGAAAGGAGATAAATAAGAATTTAATTCCGTATCAGACATAGCTTCTAATTTTTCTGCGGAACATTCAAGTAGTTGTTCTATCGTCATAGGATAAGTCATTTATAGAATTTATAAGAGATGTTAATGCAAATTCAAGAGAGACTAAACTTTCTTCATTAAAGAAAGGAGAAGATATTTCTTTATTTTTAAGTTTAACGACTAATTTTTTGTACTTTGAGTCCATATCTTCAATTATTAATTTATACTTCATAAGGTAACATTAGGTATAATTTATCTTCATTTTCCATATAAATGTATAAGTTTACTAATCCACCAAAATTAATTCTAAATTCTAGAAATTTAGATGGGGCACTTAATGGTATTATTAATGCAATAAGATTAACTTTATCTATCTTCTCTATTCCTTCAGAAAATTTTATATTTTTCTCTATTAGTATTTTTCTTATTATTTCTAATCCTACTTTACTAGGTAGAAGAATTAAACTTTTTTTATCGTCAGACAAGCTAAAGTATTTAAGTGTTTTCATTTATTTCTAATTGTTTTATTTTTTCCACAATTTCTGACGCTAAATAAAAGTCTCCACAATCCATTGCAGCATTAAAGTCTTCTATTAGCTTATCTAATGTTTTCATGTAATTTGTTCTGATCTTAGATGTATTATTTTTATTCTACTACAACTAACAAACGCAGCAAATATAGGTGAAGGATCAAGAAGTTCTTTCATTTTAATTACTTCCTCTTCAGAAATAGTTAAATCTTTAAGATCAAGTTCCTCACCTTCCTCACTTGTTTCCATAAAACGGAATACTTGATCTTTATAAGTTTCTAGTTCTTTAGAAATTTCTCCAGAAACTTTGTGTGCTATCCAACCATTTATAGTAGGAGAATCAACAATCTTAAATAAAACTCCGGTTTCTATTTTACAAATTTTTAGCCGATTTCTAAATATCGCATATTTTCTATCTTCTGTATCTAAATTATCTACTATGTATTTTATAGCTTGATTTATTTTAAGCCAAACTGTATTAGGAGACCATTGAGGATAATCTACAAAACGAAATTCTCTTGGTTCACCATCAACTATCATTTCATCTAAAAACGGCTTAAGTTTTTCTGCATCATTTCTGTTATAATAATTTCCGCCGCTCCTTTCTTCTGTATTTCTGAGAATTTTCTTTTGAAGTTTTGGGGAAGCTTTAATTAAGTCCTTAAACCCCTCAACTAAATACTGTAATTGTTCATTACTTGCGTTACTTGTAGGTTTAATATCTTCAGACATAGTTATACTATGTATATTTTAATGGATATGCAAATCGTAAAAATAGAGAAGCATAAAGCGTGCCAACCTAGTTATATGTTTACTTCATCATTTTTATATTACTCATGTGGATTTATACCT